CCATTGCTCTTTATGATAAACATAATCAGGACCCGAAATTCGGTCGTGTTGTGCAGAAGTGGCGAGATACTCATGACATGGCAAGGCGTGAGTATATGGAACTAGTAGGCGCGCCATATTCTTCCGGGAATAATGCCACATTGCACTACTTCGAGAATCACTCAACAAAGAACAGCATCTATGCGGATGCAATATAAAAACTAAAAGGAGAATCACATGAATGAGGACAAAATCCCAAAAAAGATGGCAATATAATTGCTACCCAGCGGAACACCAAAATCGAAGTTTGGCAAAAGAGCTTTATCAGATCAGGAACGACTTGAAAGATCGTGTCAGATTGCAGATTTAGGAGGAAAGGTGCCGGAAAATAATTATAAAAAGTATCGTGGGAAGTGCAAAGAGTATTGTGAAAAACTTATTGAAGAAAATCCCAAGCTAAGACTCGTCAGGGGATGGTATCTTTGCCCAATCTGGGGAACACAAGAAGAACATTGGTGGTGTAAAGATGAGGATGAAAATGTCATTGATCCAACAAGGCTACAGTTTCCTTCTGCTGGACATGGTGGTTATGTAGAGTTTGCCGGAAACTGCTTCTGTGAAAATTGTGGAACTGCATTTCCAGAAGAAGAGGCTATTCACATGGGAAGATATGTTGTTTGCTCTGGATTGTGTGCAAAGAAATTAGTGGGGATATGATGTTAGAGCTAAACAAAATATATAACGAAAACTGTCTTGAAACTATGGCAAGGATGCCCGATAAATACTGTGATTTGCTATTATCAGACCCCCCGTATGGCGTAGATTTAAAATATGATACCTACGTTGATACAGAAGAAAATTGGTATGAACTAATGAATAAATTTTTGCCAGAAGCAAAAAGAGTGGCTAAAATGGTTATTGTTCCTTCCTGTAAAATAAGCAGATTGGAATGGATATACAAGAACTTTCCGCCAGATTGGCTGATATGTTGGTATAAAGGAAGCGTAGGAACTGCTGCATATATTGGGTTTAATGATTGGGAACCTCATTTAGTTTATGGGAAGAATAATACAAATATGCACGATTATTTTAAAGCTACACCCGAACCACAAACAAACGGACACCCCTGCCAAAAACCTATAAAATGGGCAAGGTGGCTAATTACAAGGGCAACTAAGGAAAATGATATTGTTTATGATAGTTTTATGGGAAGCGGAACAACCGCAATAGCCTGTATTAAGGAAAAAAGATTTTTTATAGGAAGCGAAATAAGTAGTAAATATGTTGAAATATCAAATAAAAGAATTAAAATAGAGTTATCACAATTGAAACTGTTTTGAAACCCATTAAAACCCCTGAATAAAAATGAACAAATTAAAAAATAATTGAAATGTGCGAAACCAAAGCAAAATACTTTAGAAAAAACAGCATCGGCAAAACCTTTGCGCCTGTGAAAAAATCAAAGTACGGAAGCATAAAGACCGTTATTGATAATATCACATTTGACAGCAAGCGGGAGGCGAACTACTATAATACCCTCAAACTTCTTAAACGTGCCGGAGAAGTCACGCAAATAGACATACAGCCAGAATTCCCGTATAATATGTATTGCACCGTACCGGGAATAAATGACGGGAGTCGGGTTTATGCGAAACAATACAAATACGTTGCAGACTTTCGGGTATTTTATAAAGACGGACATATTGAGATTATTGATACCAAGGGATTTTCAACGGCAGAATTTAAACGTAAAAAGAAAATTATTGAGGCTATTTATGGGATTGAAATACTTTTAAAATGAAAAAATACATTAAAAATTACTTTGAGTATTTTGGTTATATGCCTGGTGATTTTATTGCCTGTGAGTGCTGCAATGCTCCCGCCGTAGATTTACATCATGTTATTTATCGCTCACACTTTGGCAAAAAAGAGCAAGAAAAATGTGATTCCGTAGAAAATATTATTGCCCTTTGCCGTGACTGCCACAACAAAGCACATGACGAAATATTGAGTAAGGAAAAATTGCAGGAAATCCACAATAAAAACTTGAAAAATGGCGGCTAACGTATGGTGGTATGGTGTCGTAGCGGATTAGAAGCACGAACCTTTGAATAATAACAGAACTTAATAAATAGAACAAATGATTGATTTAAACGAAAAACCGCTATGCACTATACCACGTGTTATGTGCTGGGCGGTTGATAATCTCGAACTTCTTAAATCGCAACCAAACGAAAGCGTTGATTTGATTTATAGTGATATACTTTATGGAACTGGTAGAAACTTTGGCGATTATCAAGACTTAAAGCCAATACGAAGCGAAATTGAAAGCCACTACCTGCCACGACTTATTGAAATGAAACGGGTGCTAAAACAAAACGGTTCAATTTATTTACAAATGGACTATAAAATAAGCCATTGGTTGCGTTTAATGATTGACGATATAGGATTACTATTCCAAAATCAAATAGTTTGGCATTACGGACTTGGAAACAATAATAAGAAACGTAATTGGCAGGATAAAAGCGATGTAATTCTTTTTGCCACCAAGACAAAAGATTATACTTGGAACGATATGAGAGGCGATGTAACACCACAAATGAAAGCTAAATATTGCCACCAAGACGAAGATGGCTTTTATATGATGAGTTACGGCAAAAAGTATTATTTGAAAGGTGGTAAAAGAATGGGTAATGTATTTGATTTGCCAAACTTATCAGCAACCGATGGCGAAAGAGTAGGATATAATACTCAAAAACCAAAAGAACTAATAAGACGTTTTGTTTTAGCTTCTACAAATGAAGGGGATGCCGTTGCTGATTATTATTTAGGTAGTGGCACAACCGCAGTAGTTTGTAAAGAACTAAACCGAAATTTTATAGGTTGCGACATTAACCCAAATGCTATTGAAATAACAAATGCTCGTTTAGATGCAGTTTCGTAGCCTTGCACATAACTATATGCTAACACTTACAAATGTATTACAATTATGAAAATATACAGTAAAACAAAGGTTATAAGAATTTCAGAATCACAATTAAAAACCCTTCAAAAAATGAAGTCTTACAACGTTGATGTCTGTAAGTTTATACGTGATGCAATAGCAGAAAAGATAAAAATGGAGTATAAAGATTTAATTCCTAAAGTTGAAAATACTTGTCCTTTTTAAGTAAAACCATAAGAAAATAAATAAACATAAAACGAAAAATAAACCGATATACAGTAATGTATTATCGGTTTTTTCGCTTTCTTTAATTTTTACTTCACTTTCTTTTTTAATATTAGAAACTTTATTCTCTGTTTTATCTTCCGTTTTAATTATTTTGCTTTTATCGTTTGTGATAATTACATTAAAATAGCTTTTTCCATTAATTACAATCGGCTTAAGACTGTCAAATGGTTTTAATGTAAATATATCGTTTAAAATTATTTCTTGGCTTAAAACGTGCTTATTTTCGATAATTAAAGAATCGCTTTTAAATGTAGTTTGTTTGTTAGATACTTTACGTGTTCCGCATGATGATAAAAGCAATAGTATAATAATAGCAATAGTAGCAGATAATATTTGGTTTTAAGAACCGCACTACTGGTAACATATGCTACACAATAGCTGGGTTTCTGGTTAAATTTAAAGTTTGTTTTGCACCTGAATTATTTGTCTTAAATCGATGTTTAGGTGTGTGCTTTCCCAGCCATCGTGTAGCATCCGCCGTTAGGGAACAGCTATGCCCCACGATGGTCAATTCGATAAGGACGTTCTTTAATTCCATTTTCATAAAGCAATTCGTTTGCTTCATCAAGTTTTTGTTGAATATAGCATTTACGTTCTCTTATCGGTTGTGCTTTTTCGTCTAATATTCGTCTAATATCTTGTAAAAGCGAACCGTTAATTTTTCCTGTTTTAGCTATGTAATTGAAATTACTTTCGTTTACTGTAATGCTTGCGATTAATTCATCGTTTGTTTTATCCATTATGTTTTTAAATATGTAGCCGATTCCCTAACAGTCGCTATATTTCAGCGTTTTATTTAGTGGAATTATCTGTGGTTAATAATATTTTGTTTTCGGCAGAAAATTTACGGTTCTAAGCCACGCCGAAATTATAGCGACGAACCGTTAGGGATAATATCAGACCCAAGTAACATTATTAACTAAAATATTAATTCCGTCAATATCTGAAATAACATCTCCCTTTTGTGGTAAATTACAAGAAGATAATTTTTCATTTGTAATTTCTCCTTCTATTTTAAGAAGCAACCTACTGCCTTTTGGTAAAAAACATTTTAAAGTTTTTGTAATAAACCAAGTTTTTTTAGATTCATTTCCCCAACAATATCTGAATATACTATCCCCAACACTCGTTTGCACGCATTGCTGATTTTGTGGTTCAATCATATTTTCGTTTCGCATTATATTTATTTTTAAGTTGAAATTTTGTAGTTACGAAGTCCGCAACGACGAGCA